GGGAGGTCGTGCATGTCGCCGGTGTATCCGTGCCGACGCGCCGTTGCCTCTGTCACCCCATACATAGTAGCCCCTCCGTTATCGACGGTGTAGCCACCCTCGTTAACTTGCAGAAGCTTCCAGCAGGTATCAAAATCTGCCACCTCACTCCCCTTTTTCCAAGGTTTTCTTCAGCTTTGCCCGCAGCAGCTTTTCAATATACTGCTGCCCGACAATGCCTAAAGCACTTCCCATCCCCAACAAGGCCAGAGGGTCTATGTTGGGAATTCGAATCAGTGCTACTCCCGCGATACAGGAAGTAGCACTGCCGAGAAGTGACCTACCGAGAATAACCCTTGGGGTTAGGGCTTCACTGCTGACTAGCAACTTTGCCACACCGATTAAGGCCCCCATAATAGCAAGCTCCCAGAAAGTTTTGCCCTGATTATCCAGCATAAATTTCCCCGGAACGGACTGATTTTTAGTACGTGCTTTCTACTCGGCAGGCAAAGTTTGCCGTGCCCCCATTCGTTGCGCCAAGAGCGAAGACAGTGATGGAAGTTGTGGTGCCTGCGGTGAAACCTGCCCCAACGGCATTACCCCCGGTAGGCTGGCAAACAGCTTGAGCTGCAGTGTTATAAGCCACCGGCAGGGTCACAGTCGTGCTGCCAGACCACAACGGGCCATAAGCTGAACTGGTTGCTACAGAACCAGTGATGTATTGCGTATCCCGATCGATGAAGGTCGTGGAGCTGGAGTTGGCAATATTTCCGTTAGCAGGGAATCCGCTGAAGGAGTTCTTGCCAATCTTACCGTTGGAGCTGGTGGCAGGGACACCAATACCAGTCGGAGTGCCACCATTCGCGCCGATCGTGTTGCCACCGACGTAAAACTGTGTTACAGCCGAGAGGGAAATACCTGAACCAGTTCCAGACGTCAGCCCAATAACATTGCCTGTAACTGTGACATTGCTGAATGCTCCAGAACCGTCAGTTGAAATGCCATTCGGATTGATACCCAACTCATTGTTGACAATAGAGATCAGTGAATAGGTCGCTGAACCACTGCTCCGGGACAGCTCAATTGCAGCCGTAGCCTGGTTTTCAATGCTATTCCCCGACAGCAACAAGATGCTGGTGTTTGCCGTGGCCGTCAGACCCATAAAGTAACCGTAGTTACCGCCATTGATCTTGTTACCAATGATACGGAGACCGCCAGACGACAGTTGTAAAATGCCAAGCTTATTGCCACTGGACACTGAAGTCACAAACTCATTGCCAATGATCTGGCTATCGCCGGAGTCTGCATTGTTCGTGTTGTTGACGGAGATGCCAGCGTTGCTGTAGTTGACGAAGAGAGAATCTTCGACACTCCAGTGCGATGCAGCAACAAACGAAATCTCAGTGGGAAAGTTTGTGACGGAAATCTTCGTAAATTTGCTGCCCTGATTCTCTCCAGTCGGCGCAGTAATTACAATGCCTGCACCAGAGGTTTTCGTCAAAGTTCCTTGAAGAAAGAACTTCTCGAACAGAGCACCAGTCGGGTTGCTGCCCGCACTGTTGCTGCTGTACGTGATGACATTACCAGTCGTGGTGTCCGTACTGTTAATGATGGTTTGTTCTTGCCCATCACCAACAATGCCGCCAGCAGTAAGGGTCAGCAGCCCGGCGAGTTTGTACGTCCCTGCCGGATAGTACACCACCTTCCCCAGATTCGCGGCATTCTGCGCAGCCGTTGTGATGTCGTTGGTGCCAGTTTTATCTGCACCGAACTCCAACACATTGATCCGACCTTCCGGAAATTGTGCAATCCAGCAGAAACCATCAGCTGTGGGGACTTGCGAGCCGTTATCACCGGCACCGCTGTTCAAGGAACAAGGACTGGAGGTAGCCGCATAGTTCAGCGGAGGTGCATCTCCCTGTGTTGTGAACCCCAGTCGAGTGACAATCGGAGCCAACGTCGACGGGAAGGTTTTCAGAATCGCGTTCGTTGCTGCTGTCGGGTAAACAGGACCGGCCAGCGTTGACGAACCGATCTGCAGCGCGTTGACTGTGAAAGTCTGCGCACTCACACTCAACGCGGAAAGGGCCAACATCGCCCCGAGAAGGAACTTTTTCATACTTGAACTCCGGCGGAATTGACCCAAATTGAGGTCGGGGTGATCTGAGCCAAGAAGACTGGCTGCCCATGCGGCCCAAGGGTTAGGTCAAGAAAGACCATCCCCAGGTACAGATTCGTTGTCGGGCGGGTGTTTCCCGCGCCATTGCCTCCGAATAAGGCCTGCGTGACTGCGTTCAACCACGCAGCCGAGATCGGAGTCTGCGGGTTGTAATCGATGAAGGGTGGAAAGGTCGGCGCAGGTGTGCCCATAACTGGCTCCAGTAAGTTACTCGATACCTTCGTAATTGTCTAGGGCGGTGGGGACCGCGCCGAGATTATTATAAGAGGGAATAGAACAGCCAGCCCAAGCAAAACCTGGGATGGAGTTTAAGCTTTCCAATGTGCAGGCTGGGCCGTACTGAGGATCAGGCTCAGAAGGAACCCAGGAAAGATTGACCAGAGAAGGCACAACACAACCTGGAATGCCATAGTGCGGGATTGCGTTGCTGGTTTTCAGCGTGCAGGTCTGTGGAACGAAGTTTTCTGGGGAGACTTCCGGCCGAGTCCACGGAGATGCTTGGTCATCCTTCACCCCACGAAGAAAGTCCTGTGGATTGCGGATCTCCTTGTGATGCCTGCAGACACGAAGATTGTTCCAGGTCAGCATGCTGTCGTTGGATTTGGTCTTCGCGCCGCAGAGATCGCAGTAGAAATTCCACTGCCCATCTGCATAATAGTCGGCTTTGCCTTGGCCCACTTGGGAACTCCTTTATCTACCGTGATTACTAATTAGTAATTGCGGAAGGAAACTAAACTGACACCCCTGCGGCGTTGATCCAACCCGAATGAGCCGTGCTCAGAGCCACGATCGGCTGTCCCAGGGTCGTATCGAGGTACTGCGTACCATTAACCGGAGCCGCAGGTCGAGAAGACGTCGGTCCAACAAGAATCGGCACCGGAGCCACAGCAACAACAGAGGCCCCCGTCACCAGCCCTTTAGAACTCACCGTAACGACAGGGATGCTGCTCGCACTGCCGTAAGTTCCTGCAGTCACCCCTGAGGCAGCCAAAGTCGTCACAACAATATCGCTGCTGTTGCTCGATCCGGTCACATCCCCTGTCAGCGTCACATGGGATAAATAATCCACCCCATCAACAGCCTGCACCAGTGCGCCACCAACCCCCTTCAATATCCCAGCTACTGTGATGTTCAGCGTGATCGTCGCCGTGCCGTTAACAGTCGCAACCCCACCAGCAAAACCGTTCGCGGTAGCAATCTTAATTGCCGTGATCGTTGCCAAAATCGCCGCGCGGGCTTGAGTCAACCACTTCGGCCATACAGGGTCTAAAAACCCCTGTGGAGTAATCGGCGGGACTGGGCTCAAATTCGACATTTAGAACACCCAAGAAGTGCAGTAACCGTATTTTTGGAGCAAGGGGAGCTGGCTCTCCAATCGGTCGCCGATGTCGGTACGATACATAGGTGAGTTGGGGATTTCCAACCCGTCCACGGCCTCATACGCACGCCGTTTCGCATACTCCACCGTTGGCCCGGTGCCCGTGACTACGCAGAGCGCATTCCCAGCACTGACCATCATCGGGACTTTCTTCCCAGCGTCGTCAATCCCCTCCCCGAGCTTCATATTAAAGGGGTGGAAGTTGAATCTATTCTTCTCCGACAGTCCCCAGATCGGGAAGCCACAGAGCTGCTCTTCCTTCATGAAATGGTGGGGGAAGTCCGGCATGGAGATCTGAACCCCAACACAGATCGACGGATCTGGCCAGAAAGTGTCGCGACCCTCCAGTGCATCCTTCATCCAAGAAGCAACCTGTGGATGCAGAGCCTGTTGAATGCAGAACAGCGGCCAACCATGCCGGGAGGTGAACTCCAGCGGGTTGAGCTTCCCCTTTCTGGGGCCTTCGGTTCCCATCATCACTGCTACGTCGATATAACCGGTGAAGCCAGCCCGGATCAGCTCTGCTTCTACCGGAATCAGCAATTCCTGTGCCAGCTTACTTTCACTGATCGGCACGTACTTCATCACGGTGCCCATCTCCCCTGTGTTGGGGCCGCGTTCTCCGTTCATCAGCTTCTTGAACTCGAAGTTCTCCAGCACATAGCCGAGAAAGCCATTGCGGCCCATCCAGCCACCTACAGCAACCTCGACCCCAGGACAGAATTCCTGGAAGATAAACGGGCAGGGCTTTTTAATAGTGCGCTTCCAATGCTCCAGCATGAAGATCATGTCCTTGCCGGATTTGGAGACATAGCTGAGAGCTTTGTCGACGTCCTTACAGGGCTTGCAGACATAGCGGGTGGCCATATTTGCCCGCTGATGGGCGATGGCCTGGTCGTAGTTGGAGAACTTAATGCAAGGCAGGCATTCAATCCCGCACTGTTCGAGGACTTCCTGACCTTTCAGCCGATCCATTTCCCAGGAAGTACCTTCCAAATTCGCAGAGAAAATCGGATATCCGCGATTCCGCCATCCTTCAA